GGTTTAAAAAATACCGAGAAGTACAAGTGTTTGAAAAAAGATACATCAATCAAGAAGATTCCCAAGTGATAGTGTCTTTCGGACTTCCCGGCCGCGATTGGTGCGAATTATCAGAGTCACCTGCTTGGAAAGAGGTGGAAAGTCATCTTTCTCAGCAGAAAAGAACAAATAACCAGAATCTCCGCACAACGGAGAAAGATTAATTGGAAATTGCATGGAATAAGAATCATGCTGACTAATAATTTGTTTTCCACTTTTATGAATCTGCTCTAAAACTCTTACAGAAATTTTATTACTGATGTATTCATGATTGTTATGTAGAACAGCTATTTCGTTTATTGATAATGGGAGTTCTGAATGATTGGAGAATCGTACATAGAGTAATAAGCCAGTTGAAGAAGGATGGTATCCAATTATTTCAATAGAAAAATGCTTGTGATTTTTGTAAAAGGTATAGAGCCAGGATAATGTTGAGCCAACAGCTCCCCAAATGGAAAGAAAGAGAGTGATGTTTGAGCGAGTAAATAGTGACAAAACCGATTTTAAAGACATAATAATTTTCCTTTCATATTTGATTAGGGAAATTATAACAAAGGGAAACTAAGAAAACAAGATGGCTGAGAAAGCAGGATAGGAGGCGAGATATGGATGAAAATAAAGAAGAAATCCAAAAACTGCGTAAGCAAGTCAGAAATTTAAGAATAGCATTCTTGCTTACGCAGATGGGATTTCTCATTATTAGTATTATTTTTCAGATTCAGTATTGCCGGATGATGCATTATTATCGAGAGATTTTTCGATTGAATCAAGAGATTTCTCAATCCTTGATAGATGTAAATTCTGTTCTTCGACTGCTTTCTTTAAAGATTGCAGGGATCCTGATTCACTAGAGGAAGATGTATCTATGCTATGTAATAAATCATAAAGAAGTTGGTTCTGAGTCTGGAGAAGTGCATTTTGAGTTTCATCAAGTTGAATTTGTTGGGTTTCAGATTTAGTAGGACCTTGGTTGGATTGATATAAGGCGATTGATGTGCTCAAAATAATGGATACCAGTAAAGAAATTATACTGATAAACACATCCGTAGACATTTTTACTCGGTATTTTCCAAGAGGAATAGCTATTGATTCAGGAATTTCGAATGTCTCAATCGAATCCTTATCAAGAGTTACATAATCTTCATTTGGAGGGAAAAATTTTTCAAAAGTGTTTGCTGATTCGGTATTAAATGAGGAAGAGATACTCTTAGTTAATTCTTCATTTACCAAATGAGCAATGCCGGCGGCACTAGATATTTCAATTGATTGCTTAGCAATATTACCAGAAAGTGCTGCGGCTGAAACAAGTGAGGATGTATCCCATTTTCCAGTCGAAGAAGTAAATCCTTTGATATATGATTCAAGAATTGATTTTCCTATACCAGAAGCAGGCAACGCTTGTACTGATAACGAATTACGAAGCTCAGAGATTAAAGCTTTCGTGTCAGAAGTTTTCCAGTTATCAGATTTTATTAAATCATCATTCACAATAATAACTCCTTTCTTTCGTACTTGGACGTGCCAGCGTCCTGTATAAAAAGAATATGAGAGAATTTATGAAAAGTCAAGAATAGTTGGAGAGGAGGTGAAACCATGACATTTTCTCAAAAGTTAAAATACATACTTTCAGAACAGAATATATCTCAGGCAGAGCTATCCAGATTAACAGGCATAAATAAAAGTTCTATTTGTCAGTATCTATCAGGCAAAAACATACCATCCAAGAAGAGACAGGGCGTGATTGCTACAGCAATAGGGATGCCAGAAGATTACTTTGGAAACGAAAACTTCAAAGAACCAAGTATATCATATCCTAAGATTCCGCGACTTACACTCACGGAGACGGCTGGAATCATGGGCGTGTCACAGCGAGCACTTGCACTTGCTATTCAGCAGGGTATGTATTCATGGGCGCAGGCTTTGCCAGGGAGAAACAAGAAAAGACCTATCTATTTTATTAATGCCATTACGTTTGCTAAAGCGCAGGGAATAGATTTGGAAGAATATAAAAAATGCACCTGCGAAGCGGCAACTCCAACAGGCGCATAGAAAATAATAACAATTAAATTGTAACACAGAAATGGAAAAATGGAAGGAGAAATTATGATTAAGATTGAAGAAAAAACAAAAATCATAGTAATTGATGGAGAACCAGGGATGCTTCTTCTCGAATTTGCAGTTATTACACGAGATTTGAAAAAGATTTTACCGAAAGGATTTGCTGAAAAATTAGAGGAGGCTTTTAAAATCGGAATGACGGCAAAAGTCGAAGGAGAAGTCGGAAGAAGAATGTCCAGATTGGTTCACGGCGAGCCAAGAGTATTATCAAAAAAAGAAGTAGAAGATGGTATCGAAGCAGTAATCAAGGCATTGATGGAAGAGATTGGAGTTGATGAAAGTGATGGAGAATAGAACCTTAAGCTTAGAAGATATCAAACTTTTGGTTGGGAAAGTACATGCAGCACAGCAGGCAGGAAATTATATCCTTTTTAGATATGCTAACTATTCAATAGATGTACTCACTATGCAAGGTGAAATTTCCGAAGAAAAAAACTGGGATAAGGGCTTTGAGATGCCTTTGGGTTATGATTCTGATGCAACGAAACGAGAATACCTTGAATGTATCGCATATCTCGAAATATTAGCAGGTGAAGAATATGATAATTAATTTCTTAATGCGTAAGTGGGAACAAAACGAGCTGGCTCTGGAGCAGGAGCCAACATCGCTGCTCCTGTTAAGACGTAAAGTCGCATTGATAAAGCTGATTAACTTAGATTTAAAGAAAAAACGAGGTGTCGAAATGAAGACAATTAAGATAACCGCAGATAATAAGATTTCTATCGTGGATGTGGATTTTAGCAACAATAGAGCGATCATGGATGCCATGGGCGGTCCTGTAGAAGTAGTTACAACAAATGAGTTGTATGATTTTTTTAAGTGCCCCGTTCTTATGATGTTGGATAAAAACGGTTACAAACCTAAAGATGTAAATGGTTTTTGTCCAAGCGCAAATGCAGTAGCCTCCTTTTTGTACGGTTATGTCAAAACTGGTATACCAATTTTAGGCGATGTTATTTTGGCGCAACCGGCAGGGGGGGCGCATAGAAAATTTAGAGGGTGTTGGAGAATTGGAAGAAAAGATGCAGATGTTAATGCAGCGTTTTAGTTTTCTGGAGACAACATGAAGAGAGAGCAGCTTTCAACAGATATTACAAGAATCCAATTTGATTCCATGGAAGAGTGGCTGGTAAATCGTAAGGGCATCGGCGGTTCCGATGCCTCTGCTATCCTTGGACTGAATCCATATAAAACAAATCAGGAACTGTGGATGGAGAAGAAAGGACAGATGTCTCCTGTAGATATTTCGGGCAAATCATATGTCAAGTATGGAAACGATGCAGAGCCGCTGCTTAGAGCATTGTTTGCTTTAGACTATCCGGAATACAAAGTGGAGTATTACGACAACAACATGATCATCAATAAAAAATATCCCTGGGCACATGCCTCACTGGATGGTGAACTGATGGATCCAGATGGACGGAGAGGCATTTTAGAGATTAAGACAACAAATATCTTACAGTCTATGCAGTGGGAAAAATGGGATAATCGGATACCGGACAATTATTACATACAGGTCCTTCACTATCTCTTAGTCACAGAGTATGACTTCGTAGTGTTAAAAGCACAGCTTAAGCGTGTAAGAGATGGGGAAGTGAGGCTGACAACGAAACATTATCACATTGAGAGGGAAGAAGTCCTCTCGGATATCAAGATGTTAAAAGAAGAGGAGGAAGCGTTCTGGCACAGCTTGCAAAGCGGACAGGAGCCGGGACTTCTTCTTCCGGAAATTTAAAAAGGAGAAATAGCGATGGAGTTAAAGATTTATAACCCACAGGCAGACGGTTTCTTAAAAGCGATCGATTGGAACTTTGAAGAGCTAAAAGAAGAGATCACAAAAAAATCAAGCGATTATCTGAATCTCGTTTATAGCGATGACCAGATAAAAGATGCAAAGCAGGATAGAGCGAATTTAAGAAAATTAGTTACTGCCCTTGAGGATAAGAGAAAAGAAATCAAAAAAGAGGTTATGCTTCCTTATGAAGATTTTGCTGTTAAGGAGAAAGAACTGGTTGAGATCATCAATGGAGCAATCGAGAATATCGATACACAGGTAAAAGGATATGAAGAAGGATTAAGGCAGGAGAAGCTTGCAAAAGTCAAAGAGATTTATAAGGAGTGCATCGGTGATCTGGACAGAACAATTCCTTTTGATAAGATTTTTAAAGAATCCTGGCTGAACGTCTCTACAACATTAAAATCCATAAAAGAGGAGATTATCACTATTCGGGAAAAGATAGACGGAGACTTAAAGATTATCAATGCAGAAAACAGTCCTTATATCTATGAGATGAAGAAAGAGTATTTAAAAGACTTTGACCTCATGGCTGCTATGGCAAAAAAACAGCAGCTCGAAGATACAGCAAAGAAGAAAGCTCTTTACGAAGAACAAAAGAAGCAGGAAGCAGAAGAAAAAGAGCGTAAGAGAAAAGAAGAGGCCGCCAGGGTAGAACTGGCCGGTAAGGTACAGTCTGCCCCTATTCCGGAAAAACAGCCGGATCCGGCAGGTATTGTTACACAGCAGCCGGCTATCGCAGAAAGTTATCAGGAGCAGGCTGCAAAACTCAGACGTAAAAGAGTAGTGATTGAGATTACAGCGAACGAAACACAGTTTGCTTATTTGAACGAAGTGTTAATGAAATTAAAAAACAATGCTGAGAAAGTAGAGGTTTTAGAGAAGGAGGAATTATAAATGGCAGTATCAAACACATTGGCAAAAAAGAGAACAGAGGCTTTTCAGAATGTTCAGTCCGCTTCCTACGAGGTAGGAGGTATGAAGATTGAACTTACTCCGGAGATTGTAAAGCAGTACATGGTTTCCGGAAGCAAGGATAACGTCACAGTAGATGAAGTTATCATGTTTATGAATCTTTGCAAGAATAGCGGTCTCAATCCATGGGCAAAAGAGGCTTACTGTATTAAGTATGGAAGTGAGCCAGCAACGATGGTTATCGGCAAAGAAGCTTATATGAAACGTGCAGAGGCAAATGAGAATTATGATGGCTTTGAAGCCGGAATTATTGTTCTTGATGCACAGACGCAGGAAATAACACATAGAACCGGTTGCTTTAAGCTGCCTTCGGAAGAGATTCTCGGAGGATGGGCGAAAGTTTACCGCACTGATCGCACTCATGCATACGAAGCAGAGGTTTCCTTTGACGAATATGCCGGTAGAAAGAAAGACGGAAGCTTAAATGCCCAGTGGAGTAAGAAGCCATCTACAATGATCCGCAAGGTTGCATTAGTACAGGCCTTAAGAGAAGCATTTCCTTCAGCATTCGGAGGCATGTATACCGCAGAGGAAAAGGGATTTGCGGAAGATGTTGCTGGTGAGGTTTATGTTCCTCCAGTAGAAGCTGCAGCGATCGAAGAAAAGGCAATGATACAGCCGGAAGTGGTGGCCTCTGCTATAAAGGAGCCGACATCTGATCAGGGACGTTCGCAGGCACCAGAAGGCCAGCAGACATTTTTTTAAAGGATTAAAGCAATGACGGAAATTCATTTTACAGTGCCCGGCCCTCCGAAAGGAAAGGCCCGGGCCAGAACCGTACACACAAACGGTCGTACATTTTCTTATACTCCAGATGGAACGGTACTTTATGAGAATCTGATAAAGACCTGCTATTATCAGACCGGGGTTCATCCCTTTGATGCGGATGAGGAGCTTAGAGCAAATATCATAGCATATTACCCGATCGCAAAGAATACGAGCAAGAAAAAGCGGCAGCAGATGCTTGCCGGTCTTATCCGGCCGACAAAGAAGCCGGATTTAGATAATGTTATAAAGAGTATCTTAGACGCGTTAAATAAGGTCGCTTATCATGATGATACGCAGATTGTCTCGTTATCCATGGAGAAATTTTATTCAGACTCTCCAAGAGTGGAGGTCAGTATAAGTAACTTAGAAAACAAATCATAGAAAATTAAATATTGAGTCCTGAAAGGAGTCTTATGACATATTTAGATATGCTCAATAATTTTTACGATTTTTGCGAGTGCAACGTCGTTTCTGGAAATGCGCAATTGCTTTTTCATACACTTTTAATGATCAACAATAGGTGCGTTTGGGAACAATGGTTCTCTCGCACTAACGTAAGTCTGAGCGAAAGAATGGGTATTAGTGAGAAAGCCTTTATTCGTGCCAGGAACGAGTTGAAGCAACTTGGGTTGATTGATTTTATATCTTCAAAAAAGCGAGGGACATGCACTAAGTACTGCATTTTGTACAATACAAATGACAGTACAAAAGAAGTACAAAAGAAGTACAAAGGAAGCACAAAGGAAGTACAAAAGGCTGACATAAATAGATATAAGACAGAGACTAAGATAAAAAAAGATATATCTGACGATATATCTAAAAAAACACGCACAATCTTCAAACCACCGACTATTCAGGAAGTGAGGGACTACTGTGAGCAAAGAGGCAACAGTATCGATGCGGAGTATTTCGTAGATTTTTACACATCGAAGAACTGGATGGTGGGGAAGAACAAAATGAAAGACTGGAAGGCGTGTGTGAGAACTTGGGAACGTAATAGCAAGCAGGAGAACCCCGCTAAGCAGCAGGCAAGCAGGAATGGATTTCACAATTTTGAGCAGCGTGAATATGATTACGGTGCACTGGAAGAGAGGCTCACGGGAGGTAGATAACAATGATAAAAACAGACACTGAAAAATTGACTGTAGAGATGGAAGGGAATCTTGCGGACTACATGATGGATTTCGCGCTGATTGTAGAAGGAATAAAAGAAGAAGTTTTGAGAGAAGACTTAAGACATATGAAAGAGATTGCTAATATTGCCTTTGATACAGAGAATCCAGAAGAAACAGCAGAAAAGATAGAAGAATATTTTAGTCGCTTAAAGCTGGACACGCCTCTTTAGAGGATTTTTACATTACAGCAACTTGTTAACCGCTCCATGTGCGAACACGGAGCTATATGCCATTGATTCCCCGGCAATGCCGGGGAGAAGGAGTAAACATGATAGAAAAAATTTTAAAAAATAACCAGGCAGTAATTGCAGGAGAAATTATCTCTGATTTTGAATTCAACCATGAGGTTTTTGGCGAAGGATTCTATTTTGTGAAGTTAAAAGTGAGCAGACTCAGTCACTCAAGTGACATTATTCCGCTGCTGGTATCAGAACGCCTTATTGATGTGAAACAGTCGCATATTGGTCAGTTTTTAGAGGCGCGAGGTCAGTTCCGATCTCATAACAAACAAGAAAGCGATAAAAATCGCGTGGTTTTATTTTTGTTTGCAAAAGAGATTGAGATGATAGACAGTGCAGAGAATCGAAATCCCAATGAAATTTTTCTTGATGGATATATCTGTAAAGAGCCAGTATATAGAACAACACCTCTTGGAAGAGAAATTGCAGATGTGTTATTGGCTGTAAACAGGGCTTATGGCAAGTCTGATTATATTCCGTGCATATGTTGGGGACGTAATGCGAGATATGCAGGTAACCTTACAGTGGGAAGCAGGATTCAGTTACGGGGACGTATTCAAAGCAGAGAATATCAGAAACGAATTGGAGAAGGTAAGGTAGTTGATAAGATAGCTTACGAAGTTTCTGCAAGCCAGATGGAATACATCGAGGAGGAAGAATGAAGAAGATTGAAATAGATATCCCTCTTGAGGCTTACACAGACAATGTCAGAAGAATCATCGAAAGAAGCTTACATGATTTAGAAGCAGAGCCCCCCTATTTGACTTCATTTCTTTGTGATCCGAAGCTGACAGAAGAAGACTTAGAGACAGCACTGCATATCTTAGAAAAAGCAGGAACAGAATTAACAAAACAAAAGTTTATTAGAGCAGAGTTGGAAGCCAGAAAAGAAGTAGTTAATCCGGAAGTATTCCCAGAAGACTTAAGAAAGGATTGGGAAGATATGCGAAAAGCTGCAGAAAGGAGAAGAAAGAGATGATTGACGAAAAAAGACTCATTAAGGAATGTGAAGAGAGATTACTTGTAGGCACAAACGTAATTAAGCTGATTGAAGAGCAGCCTAAAATTTGTGAATGGATACCGTTAGAAGAAAAAACACCCCAGAACGGAGAACATGTATTGTTATCATTTGCAAATGAGAAGCAGGAGCCGCTTGTAGGCACTTGGAAAGTAGATGATGAGGGAGGAGCTTTTTATGCTCCATTTACAGGCAGAACATATGCATCTTTAGGTTGTTTTGTAACAGCATGGATGCCGCTGCCAGAACCGTATAGACCAGATGATTCTATGAAAGACGAGGAGAGATTAGTATTATGACAGGATCATGTCAAATATTATTCGAAAATAAGCAAGAGGAATACGGATTAACAGACAAGGAAGTAGAAAAATTTTGTCAGGAAGGTTGCTCTGTAGATTGTGATATTTTATTAAAACAATATGCAGAGAAGCTGAATAAGAGGAAAGGAGCAAACAGATGATTAATCCATGTGTGAAATGTCCCGAAAGAGACCGTTGTGAGGGAATGAATCAGCCATGTAAGCAAGGTAAAGCCTACCAGAGATGGAAAGCTGGCTGCAAGAGAGTGGCGGAGCATACGAAACAGGTGAATAAGAGGAAAAAGTAAATTATGAGTAACGAATACAGAGTTTTAGAACGCATGCTCGTTGAAGGACAAATAAGCCGTCAGGAGTTTAAAGAGAGAATAGATGCTGAATATGATAAGTTGGAGCAGGAGCTTATGAATGATGAGATTGCACCGGATGAACATGTTGAGAGATATAATGTTTTGATGGAGCTGGAGCCTCAGTCGTTCGGACCACCGGAGTTGCATGAGCATATATAAGCGGAAATTTACAAAATAACATGAAAAATAAGAGATACTTGACAAAAAAACATTATACACAAGAAATAATAACCAGTTTATTTGTAAAGTAAAAGAAAGGGACGATTAAATGAAGAAAGCAAAAACAATTAAAATTTTTCCAGCACCGCATGTGGAAGTGAGATTGCATGTGTCAAAAGAAATGGCGGAAGACTACAAAGCATGTTATGACACAGGCGGTTTAGGCCAGATTTGTACAGAATGTAGCTGGTTTAATGTAAAGATTGGCGGGGCAGCGGTTTGTTGTATTAAAGGTCTGAGAAAAGAAACAAGAAGACAATTAGAAATGGAGCAAGAATGAGTATAACAGAAGCAATAGTAATCATAGTAGCGATAATTTATACAGGATTTGTATTTTGCATACTTAATAAGTGAGGTGGTAGGATGGATACACGAAATCACGAACACTATAAAGACAAGACAGCTCATGATGCGATTAAGGCAGCGGATAAGTCGCCGGATTCAGTGACAAGAACAATAAATGCAATGAAAGCGGTGGCAGCAATAGATGAACTTGAAGTATTCGGACGGATTAAACTCAGAGACAAGAAAACAGGCAAGATTTATAGATAGCAGGAGGTGGTTATCTTGAACATAAAACAGGTTCTCAATGATTATGTAGATGCCTGCGAGCTAGTCAGAGAGACGGAGGATGATATTGCAGAGCTTGAACAGAAACAGTCTGTAGTCACTTCTGACAAGGTAAAAGGCAGCATGAATGAGCATCCATATACACAACAGTCCTTTAACATCGAAGGGCTTGCGTATGATGAGAAACGCAATGAACGCTTGACGAAAGAAAGGGATATTCTTTCTAAGCGGAGAGAAAAAGCAAACAGCGTCAGACTGCAGGCACTAGAAGTCATTAACCAGGCACCAATCCGTATCCAGAGAATTATCCGCTTTCGATATGAGAAAAAACTTACATGGGAAGAAGTAGCCGATCGGATGAAAGGAAGTACCTCCGGAGGGTTAAAGATGGAACTTAAAAGATTTTTTGAAGAAAAATGAAAGTTTGTTACGAATGTTACACATGTTACGATGAAGTGTGTTAAAATTTAAAATTGAGAAGACAGGATAAGTAGTTTTCC